AACTAACTGTCCCACTATTAAGGGGATCAATCAGGATTCAGTACGACTGTACTGTTGTTTTCTTTGGTATAGGATGGGTTGCTCACCTGTTTCCTATTGGATTTGTTTGTTTATGATTACTTTGTCACTAGTTATGCTAGTCTGCCCCCAGAAATGATTCGGAGAGAACTGGGCGAAACCAGCTTGAATGACTGGTCAATCATGGTAAATTTTGGAGTAAATTTTATTGGTTACTTATTTGGTGCCAAAGCACCGCATGTTGAAATGCCTGCTCTCACAGCAGATGACCTGGCACAAATGCCCGGGTCATGGCCAAAGACAGATGTGACTTTAGATGAAATGATGTTGGACACAGTCCAATTTCTCCCCTACTTGATTAGCCATTCAGTGCGTGCAGGAGTCATTTTGTCTTTCTTTTTGCTTATCTGGTTATTGTTTTGGGTGCTAAGCGGCATTGCATGGTCCATACCCATAATTATGTCTGTGATTATTTTCAAGTGTTTTGGAGTTGTGTTCACAGTTACTCTTACTGTGAAAGTGTTGCTGTGGTTGTGTGCTGCCGTGTCTAGTGCACTTGCATTAGGGCCTCTTCTATGGTGCTTTGTAATTTCATTTGCCATGAGTTTTGCTAAGAGCACACCACTTGGCAACGAAAAGGTCAAGTCATTAGTGACACGCCTTTTGGGAGTGGTGTCAGACCAGAACTTAAAATTTAGTATTCAGTTTGGTGGGATCACGTTCACTGAAAAGAATGTAGTTGCTCTTGCCTCACAGGATGAACCTGCAGTCATAGCAGTTATAACTTACTTCCTTTATTGCCCGAGTTTCCTACCTGGATTGGGGGGTCTTGTTTCAGTTGCTTTCATGTTGACCATGATGTACTCTAGAGTGCTTTATGCAGCTGTGCGTCTTCAAACACGTGCTTTCTTTTTCACTTTCAGAGTCTCATTGTGCGTGATCTTCCTTGGCCTTGTGGCTTCCGACAAGGTTATTATGCTTGGTTCCGACTTGATGGTCTTTGTTTGGACACTGGCATTTTATCCATTCTATTGGCTTGTTTGGAGACGAAATTTCAAGACCGCCAGGACTTTGTTTAAATTAGCCATATTGCGCATGCTGTTGAAGTTAATAAATTGGGGCCTTGTGCTCCATTTCATCTCCTTAAATGCAAAGTCAGATGTCAAAGGTTTGAACTTAAAGAAGAAAACTTTGCGTTCTTATTGGAACAATATGATCCTGGATTTGAACAAAACAGTTGATAAGATAGCTGTGCCCGAATTCATCAGATCCTTGCCAGACAGGTTTGACAGGGATGCAATTAATGAAACTCAAGAAATTTTGTCTGAGCTTGGTTGGCCAACTGCACCAGTTGTATCGGCTAACAAACCCACTGCCCCACAAAATATAACAAGTTACATTGACCATGTGATTGGTACGACTTCTATAAAACAGGGTGTCACACATCTGGACTTGCAAGTTGCCAAAGAACTGTGGCGGCTACGTGACAACACTAAGGATTGGAAGAGAACTGAGCAATATGCCACGGAGGAAAATGAGTTGGAGTCTTTGGCCCGGTATTTTGAAGCATTGCCTGTTGAGGGACTTGATGTGTCTATCAATGAGGTTATGGTTCTAGTGGGCGATATTTTCCGCAACTCAAAACTCACTCCTTTCCACCATATCCTTAGGAAGTGGGAGAAGAAATATGGCTTAGGCCCTTTCTGGGGAGAGATCACCAAAAATGGCAAATGGAGGAAACTTAAAAGATCAGCTTTTATTAAGTCCATTGGTGGCATTCCTGCAATGCTCCAGTTATGGGCCAAGACTTTTAAAGTTGCCCCAGGCCTTGTGCCTGTGGCCGGAGTGTCTGTTAAAGGTGAAGCCTTGCCACCGAAGAAATGGGAAAATGATTTGGTTCGCACAGTCATTAGTGCCCCCATCGTTCATTACATCTCATCGACTTTGTGGAATTATTTTCCAAACCATAATTTCAAATTTTGGTCTACTAATATCAAAGTTGGCATGCCTCTCAATGGTGCTAATATTAGTAAGTTGATAGCAGAGCACGACGCTTATGACAATCATTTCGCAGGGGATTTCACAGCTTTTGACTCAACTGTTGGAGCATCCGTTGCGAAAATAATTGCTGGGGTGAGGAAGAAAGGGTTTTCACGTCATCGTGATTACGCCAAAATTTGTTTCCTTATTGACGCTAATTATGAAGCCTTGCTTAAAATGCCAATGATGACCACATCTACCGGCAATATTTATAGCAAGAAAGGAGGTTTGTCGACTGGGCACTCATCTACGTCAACCGACAATTCTCTGGCAGTGACAATTTATTATCTTGCTGCCTGGAAGGCCATCACAGGCCTCTCAGCACATGAGTTCCGCCATTACTGCAAGTTGAGCAATTATGGTGATGATCACTTGCTGTCTTGGCACAAAGCTGCTCCGCCAACATGGAACTCTGCTAACATCATCAAAACCATGTCACGATTTGGTGTTGGCATCAGAGATGAGGAACCCTCACATGTGCTGTCGCGGATGACTTTCCTTGCAAAGGGGTGGCGCAGGCCCACTGGTGCTGACATTGCAGCTTTTATTCTTGCTGGGGTCGCTGTGCCTGGATGGGTCGTGTTTCACGATGTCAACAAGCTTGTCAAGAAAGCCTATGCACCATCAAAAGATGCAAAAGTTGACAGAGACTATCGTATTAAAAGACTTGTTTCCTACTTGTATTTATGTGCTCATCATCCTGATGTATATGAGAAAATTGTTGCTTCTATTGAAGAAGTGCGCATCACTAACAAAGGCAAAGTAATGCGTTTGGCAGTGCATGTGCCATCATATAATGAAGTCCTTGCAAAATGGTATAATCCAGAATCAGTTATATCAGAGGAAGATGTTGAAGACCCAGGCGAACAAATTCTTGATTATAGTATGGACGGTATTGCTGACACTGTTGTCAACATCCTGTCAGTTATACCTGATTTTCTGAACCCTGCAATTTACAATATGGGTTACACCAACCACTTGATCAGTCTGTTTCGGCGCCAGCTGTCGTGGCCTGTCCATTTGATCAAAATAGCCAACTCAGCATTCGGCCCAGCTGAGGTCGTTGCCCTGATAAGGAAGACCCCATATGACTTCTTGGCTGACTCTGCGGCGATTATGTCGTCCCCAAGGGAACACTCGTCTGGTGGGCTACTATTAAGGCACTGGTTGTTTTGCCTGCTGTGTAACCATTCAGAGTCCACCTACTTGGGCAATGTATTAACGCATGTTGATAAGAAAATAGCGTCCTTCAATTTCATATTGAATGGACACGTGCAAACCATTGTGCGCCGGTTTGACATACCCTGGTGGCGTGTCTTAATCATTTCTTTGCTATTCTTTATACCTGATTTCACAGTCCCTGATTGGGTACTGTGGATTAGAGTACCTTCTTTGTCCGAGGTTATCGAAGGTGCAACAGGTTACCTATTGAATGTTATGTGGACCAAAGTGCCAGTCAATATGAAGCAATCTTTGCATGCCATTGAGTCCATTGGCAATTCTATTTGCTCTGTGCTTGTTCAAGCTGCAACAGGTACAGGAAAGTCTACTTCACTTGTCGCCACAATCTATAGAACTGTTTGGTCACGATACGACCGAATCATCATGGTTGTGCCACGTTCCTTGCTCGTGGTGACTCTTGCCCCATATTTGCAGTCAGCATTTGGACTGCCAGCCCACCCTGTTACTGAGGGGTTTGTTTATGACCCAAACCAACGGTTCATTATTTGCACTGCCATGGAAGTGTTCCTTCATGGTGAGTGGTTGAGCAAATCAAACCTCTTTATTTGGGATGAGTGCCATGTGATGGAGCCTCACTATTTGGCCTTGAGGCACATCTTATTTTCCATGCAAATGAACGTGGTCATGACCACAGCCACCCCAACAGCTCAAAATTATGACGATGCAGACATTACATGCCCACTCACGATTGCTCGCACTTGGGAGATCACTGAAACCCTGAGCGAAACAATTGATGCTAGTAGTATGACAGAACAATTATACTGGCAAGACTACAGGTCAAGAATAATACGAATTGTGAAAGGGTTTCCTGGTGCAAAATTCTTAATATTTGTTGTGGATAAAAGCCAAGCAGACTACTTGTCTGTCCGTTTTGAAGCACGTTCATGCATCTTGTCATCCGAGTCTAAAGTTATTGACCCGCAAGCGAAAATCTTCATTGCCACGTCTGTTGCTGATGTTGGTTTGACCATACCCAATATCGATTGGGTCATAACTTCTGATATTACACGTTCTAGTGGGCCATTGCTTCCAATGGCAGGGGAAAGGAATGGTATTGAGAAAGTGGGATTACATAAATTGAGTCCTGCGACAATCGTCCAGCGATTTGGCAGGACTGGGAGGACTTCAAATGGTCTTGCAACCAAGTTCTCATACACCAATGCCTCATTTGTAACCCAAATGAATGAGTGGTCACTACGTACAATTGGTGCTTCCATCCTCCGGAATGGAGCACCTGTGTCACTAGTTGCAACGTACTTCCCTGAAGCACTTGAGTCACTTTGGTCCGACTCCCTGCCAGGTGAGTTTGAGGAGAAAAGGGCTGACTTTGTTGCTAGATATGAAGTATTCCAGCAAGCCCTTAAGTCTGTGAATCAACGCAGTTACAAGCCTGCTTTGGATGCAGCTTCCCGTGCCGAGTTCTATACCATTGCTGGCAACACACTCCCATCCTCGCGTCAATCAGTGGAAGAAGGTGAATACCATAGGCAAATGCAGCCAACCCCAGCAACCACTGACGATGTTCACAGATTTGTCGTTGGTGCGTCTAAATGGCTTGTTGACCGCAATGCTAGGCTGAGTGAAGAGCAAATTATTGCTTTCTTGCGTAGCAGACACTTAAGTTGGCGGGAATTTATGCAATCCTTCTCCGCCACTGGTGAGTGGAGAGAAGACATCTTTTCAATGATGGGGGTGCATGACACAATTGAAACTGGTAGATTTGGTAAGAGGATTGCACCTATGCCCCACCTTGTTGAAGATGAACCAATGCGCGACGCTGCCTACTTTGACAATCCAAAGCCTAAAGATGTGCTTGCTCCAAGGGTTGCCACTGGTGCCACTGAGAGGCTGGCTCCACGAAGGAAACCTATGACTGATGAGGCACGTGCTAAACTCAGTTCCCTGATGAGTGGGACTGGCCTCGTGAGTGCAAGTGACCCTGACATGGACCTGCCACCACATCGTAGGAGGAGTGCCCAAGTTGGCCCGCAAGCCCCTCGATCCCTTGAGGAATTGTTGAATTCAGGTTGGGGAAACTCCCCCGGGCCATCAAAGCAACCAGACGAGGAGGATTAATTCGCCAACTCACTTTAAATTGACCCAGAAGACGGCCGGAGAGCACTGGAACGAAACAGCACCCATTTGGGTAGCTGTCGCCGTAAGGTATTGTTATTAACATGGATTACCAATCTTGTATTGATTCATGTGAAAGTGCCATTAGCACATTGAAGAATTTCGCTGCCACTGCAGACCCATTGAGCGCTTCAAGCTATATTGAATCCTTGTCGTCAACAATGCCCAAATGTTGGCCCAAGTTGCCTAAGGGCAGACCCAAAATGCTACTGAACAATGACCCTAAAGAAGTCAAAGACCTATATCAAGAATGGGTCACCAAGTATAGGACTGTGTTGGACATGGCCCAGGTAGCTACATCCAAAATTCAAGATGAGGATGCCACTACTTATTTTGCACAGCTTCAGGATGATTTTGCAACTGAGGTGAAATCAACTCAACCTGCACAACCTGCTGAACCTGATGAGAGAATTGGCACCACAATTAAGGACCTACCTGGTGTTGATGACATTGAGTTCACAACAGTTCAGTACAAAGGCAAGGAAAAAGCCAAGACAAGGGAACAAAGGTCACAAGTCATGCACCGATTTGTGTTTTCACCAACTCCCTCAATTGACTTGGGCACTGACTTGCATGTGGAACAATCCCCAGAACTTGAGGACATGGCTTTCCCTTGCCGTGAAGTGAATTGGGGTCTCGCCTACCAAAAAGCACAGTATGGGTTTGTCAACACTGATGGTAAACGTGTTTCCAAGGCTAAAGCATCGCCAAGCGAAGCAAAAACACTCAAACCTGTCCAGACTTCTCCTGAGGTTTACTATGATTTGCATTGTGCTGAGAAAGAACTAATTCTCGTACTTAGGCAATCACAATTGATGTGTATTGCTCATTTGAAAAGCATCTACTTGACACTTTCATCTGAGAATCGCACGACTGTGTCCGATGATGAATGTGAATTGTCCTCTGAGGAAGCTGGACAGCTTTACGGTGAAGACGAAATGCAATGTGCTCAAGTGTCTTATTGGGCAGCACAAGCTGAAGCAGCATTGAAAGATCATCACATGGAGTCTAAGAATAAAATTATTCAAGAACTCTATGTCCGCCTTGCTGAGTTGCCAGCCAGGTTTGATCGTGGTGAGGCCGCCCGCAGGTGGACTCGATTCCTGGTCGCTGACTTGATGAAGGGCACCAGCCCAAACAAGTCAATTGCCACCATGCGTCATTCCATCTTCTCCTCATGGAGACCAGGTGAAAGCAAAACGGCTTACATCAAGCGTGTTTCCAAGACAACTGCAGCTGTTTGGGGCAACCAAGCAAAGGATGTGGCTGAATCTTTTTCAAGATTGACTGACTTTGATGTCAAGCCAGTGAAGAAGACACGTATTGCAATGCTGCGCGAGCAGCTTGCAAAGCAATCACCAAGCGCCAAAAAGGTTGTGACTGCAATTGCGTCTTCCAGCAAGTCCTATGCAGCTGCTGCTGCCAGCTCTGTCAAGAAAGATTTTGGTGAAGCAAAAGCTGCTATTCCTGAATTGGGATTAGGCACCTGGTTCAGGTCTTGGTTTTCCACCAAAATGACTGTGTCTGTTGAAAACTTAAAAGCAGCCAAGCAAACTATCGCTGACAAGAACTTGTTCTCCCGCTTCTGGTCAGGGGTTGTTAGTATTGGCTCAAGCGTCTTAACAAAGACAATCGACATCACACCACGGAAAGTGCGAGGTGCGCGTATCATTGCGCGATTGCCTCGTTTCACGTGGCTTTGGGCGAAAGCCAAAGCCATAAACACTATCCGTTGGTTCGGCAAGCAGCTTTTTGAAGAAAGCGGCTTGCCATTCGACTCACCTTCAACAACTGTCTTGTTTGACAGTGAGGTTGAGTATGAACCAATCACCTTAAGTGCTTCCCCGAGCACTTAAAGTGATTTATTTATTGAGGTATTACCTCATTCATGTTTTAATTTTATTATCCTAC